CATACCCATTAAGGTTTGGCTAGCGCCCGTTGTATGGGAATCGTTGTTACCTGAATACTGATAAAAGTAAGCGTTTGCATAATAAGAGTCACTTGCACCATTTACTCGAACATAAGCTTGACGCACATTGCTGCCGTCAACCGCTGAATGAAATATCACTCTTAAATCAGCATACGTTTGAGGTATCGAAGTAAACGAATACGTAGCGGTAGTTCCATCAAAAGTGTGAGTTCCTATAGCTTCATAAGCTATACCGCCACCAGCAGCACTAAACAATCCACCATTCAGCCAAGTAGACACACGAGTGCTCGGCCACCCCTTCGGGGTTTCCGAGCGCCCATGCCAATTAGATACCGCAGTAGATGGATTAGTTCTGTCCTGTCGGAACGACATCAAGCCCTCCGATTAGGCAGTTATGCGGTTTACATAACCGTTTAAGTTAATGACATTTGCGGAAGCCGCAAATGCTTTTACTACTAAACTATTCTGTAAGAGAAGGCCAGGAATAATAAGTGTCATTCCTGAATCAGCAGCAATTTCAAGCTCAATTAAATCGTCTTGATCTGTAGTGCCACCAAACTCAATAGTAAGAACTACAGCAGCAGCAGAAGTGTTAGCCGCATACAACCAGATCTCATCCAAATTAGATGTACCCGAAGTCGCTGTATGCACCGTCACAGATGCGCCCGTAGCAGTTCCTGTTACAGAAATGTTCTTTCCGTTTGTGCTTCCCGAAAGAAGATGTTTTGAATATGTCGCCATATCTGTCCCTTAGCTAAAGACCTGATTAGAAATAATACTATCCGCCACCGAATTACCTGGGATATCACTAGTAAGCGCTACTGTCCCAGTCGCATCAGGCAAAGTAAGCGTCCTGTCAGCGGTAGGGTCAGTAACCGTAATGGTTGTTTCGTAGTCGTTGGCTGTAGCGCCTTCTAAAATAATGGGGCTGGCACCGTCAAAAGTGACAGCGCCAGTAAAAGTACCGCCAGCAAGCGGCATCTTTGTCGCATCTGCTGGCGCAGCAGCCCACTTAAGACCTGTTGCTTCCGACGAATCAGCAGTCAAAACATGATCGTTAGTGCCAACAGAAAGCTTTGTGACAACACCACTAGACGAAGCTACATAAATATCGCCCTTAGCTGTAGCTGTGCTTTCCTGTAAAACATCGCCTTCAACATAGTTTTTAACTGCCGTAAAGTTGGCATTCATATCATTAGCGACAATTGTTGTACCAGCGCTAAATGAGTTCGGGATAGTTAAAGTTCCCATTAACGGAGTCTCCTTGGCGTATAAGTGAATGCCAAAGCGTTGATTTCCCAATGCAAATTAGCAGAAGTAGGGCCATCAATCCTCATACTTACCGCTCTACCTGTCCCAAGAGTGGGCAGGTTCTTTACATCCGCTGTCAAATCGCGGCCAATAGCATCCCAAAAAGCTTGATATGCAGAACTTGTGTCACCATCATCCCATTTAGCCGTATTCCAGCGAGAAGCAGACGTTTTACCAGTGACACTCAACTGTTGACCATCAATGGTCGCAGTTGACTTATCGTAATCTTTAAATATGTCAAACGTTAAAGTTAAAGTCTCTTCCGCAGACACAACCACACGAGGACGACCCCAACGTTTCTTAACAATAGGATCTTTACCTGTCACCCACCGAGTAATGAAATACGAAGTGATATGCGATTCCCCTGAAGCCGTGTATCTGTCAGCGTCACGTTTTTGACCATCTTCAACTTCGACAACTCGACCAGTGTTAGCTACACAACCAGCAAAAACACTAGGGCTACCACCAGGAGGTTCATATGCAAATAAAGGACCAGCATCTATATCGCTCATAGTCCACGCTCCGCCTTGACCCAAAGTTGGATCGAAAGTCAACGTGCGACGAGTTGTGGATGCTACTCCACCACTTACATCTGTCCAATCAACACTTACATACAGTTTGTTGTGGCCCCAAGCTAGTTCTGGGGGAGTTCCAAATGTTATACGGCCATCATCTATGGCTGGTTTTAATTTGGAAAATATCCATGTGAAGTTTTCGCCGTTGTAGTTATAAACGCCTTCTTCTTGGAACCAGAAAAAGGTTCCAAATGGTGTGTTTACTGGCGAAGATAAACCTATTGAACCTATATCGTTAGAAAGTGTTACGACTTGAAATGAGTCTGAATCAAAACCAAATACGGCATAAACACTTTTTGTTTTAAAAACTAAGAGTCTGTCACCTGACGGAACTAAAGCGGTGATGTAATCGCCGTGTTCGCCTTTGTCTATATCTACGTAATCTTCCGCTGACCATGTTTCGGGATCGTTGATATTTGACCATCTGAGCCTGTACTTGTATCCCGCTCCTGATTCGTAGGTGTTTGCGACCCACGCAAAGTTGTTCCAAAACGCAATGTATTGGGCTTGCGGCATATTGCCGCTCGTCCCAAAGCTGGTTCCGAGATCCGCAGCCGAACTCCCAGTCCATTTGAAAGACGGCTTGTCATAACTAACGCCGTAAGCCACATTGTTCATTGTGATCCCGTAAACACGAGATCCACTTGTCCTTGCTGTGATACCTGATATTTCCGTAAAATTGCCTGTTTCTGAGTAACCAACCGCGGTTCCCCAGTTAGCCATCAACTGATTTGTGCCACTATCGGTATGCAAACCCCACATACCTTTTACGTCATGGCTTAAAGCAGTTGTATTTCTGCGATTTACCCCATCCCTCATACGAATGCCACCACGAGGATCAACGGTGACATTTAACATGTCAGGCGATTCGTTGTCCTCTAAGTTGAACTGGTCGCTTCGTAGATTTAACCCACCCGAAAAAGATTCCAGAACCTCAAGAGAAAATTGCCTGCGTGCGGTAGCCATTTACTACCACTCAACGCCACCCGTGTTGGCATAGCGCAAAGCGCCAAAGCCAGCAAGGTAGCGAGTTGATTTACGGCTATTTGCAATCATTGGCTGAGGGGCTGGACTGTCAGCGTACCGACGGGCCACATTATCTAATTCAATTTGGAATTGAGCTTGATACTGTTGCGCCATAACAGGATCTTCCTGTTGCATGTAGGCACGTGCTGTTGCGTAAGTTGCAAGAATTGGATGAAATGCACTTGGCATATCTGGAACATCACTAGCTCCAGAACCAAATCCAAAAGGACTCGGAAAACGAATTGCTCTTACATAAATAGTTTTTACCGTGTCAGGAGTAGGGTAAAAAGTAAGTGTGTCGTTCCAAAAACTGTATTCCCAAGGACGACCAGAAGAAGCCACATCTAACGGGTAGTTGTAATCCGCATCATCGTTACCGATGAATTGCATTACGTGATCGTCATCTTTAACGCCGATAAGTTCTCTAATGCCTTGTGACACGGCATCTGGGGCAGCAGCTATTTGTGTCAGCGTGTATGTTTTGTCACCTGCAACAGTATTGAAAGTTGTTGAAACGTCGTAAAAAGGCCAACGTTTTTCGCTGTAAACGATTGTGTCGAACCCTTGACCAATCATAATGTCAAGCGTTTGGTCGCTTATGTCGCTGCTGTCAATGTCTACAACATTGCGAACTTGATCTCTAATTTGTTGCAACGTCATATTCGTGTAAGTCACGATTGAGCCCTCGCCTGATTTGTGTGACCTATGCAGATATCCGACCCGCCAACAGGACGCGCTTTGCAGGGGGTTCCTGCGCGGGTCGTTGCAGAGCAAGATGCAGCGGAAGTTACTTCAGTTTCTTCAACAAATTCAGTGACTCCAGGCATGGGCCGTGCCCCCGCCACTTGCCCAGGCGCGTAATGACCTGGACGAGTATCACTTGAACCTGCGGGTCTTGCGTCCCGACTATAAACCAAAGCTACTTCGCGCTGCATACTCACTCCACTGTTCTGAAGTGGGGGGAAATCAATCCCCCCCCACTTCTAGTTTATTAATCGGTAAGGCCGTACAACATGCCTTGCCGTGCTCGGTTTGAACAAGTCAGTTCGCCGTAGCACAAGATTTGTGCATAGCGAGCGTCTTGGTTCGTGGGCCGCACGAATGGTGTTGGCTGGAACCAAGTCTCTGAATGTGCCACAAGCCTGAGGTACTTAGTGTTTAGGAAGAACATCTTCCCAGCCACGTCGGAACCTGCGTCGTAGGTGCATGGTGCTCCTTTAAAAAGGAGATTCTGGAATCCTGCATCTGCAACTTCAGCACTTGTATACCGAAGGTTTGGCTGAAGCAAAGACTCATACTTTTCGTATTCGTCTTGGTCAGTGATGACAATTGTCGGCTGGTCGTTACCAACTGAAACCGAGTTGTACATCGTTGACATAGCTGCCAAGGTAAGGGCACCGCCTTGGTTGGTCAGTGTTGACCTCCACCAAGAGTTGTCGGAGTCAGTGGCGTCGATACCTGCAAGTGAACTTCCAGGGCCGTCGTTACCAGTTCCGACAAGAGCGTTAAGACCCATAAAGTCTTTTCCGCCGTTGCCTGCGCCATTGCTCCAGAACATGGTGTTCATGTTTTGGATAATGGTTTCCTCGGTTTGCATGATCTTGCCTTCGAGAAGGTCAATGATTGCTGCTTCGCCGTTATTCTTTGCTTCCTCAATACCCGTAATGGTTACGGTCGCTGCGTACTGTTTCCAGTCGTACTCAGCCGCGGTGATTCCGCCCTGAGCAGTCGTGTCAATTGTGTCAGCGCCGCTATATGAGCCAGCAGTTGAGTTTGTACCGTAAATGATGGGGACAACGATTTTGGCTCCACCGTTAATGCGCCGAATGGTCTGACCATTGGTAAGCGCATAAAACAGAGGACGAGCCGTGAATACGTTATCAGCCAACTTGGGTACGTAGTTTTTGAGCGTGGTGCTCAGAATTGCATCAAAATCACTGTTGCCAGCGGCCATTTGATACTCCTATCGTTTTATTGTTGGGCTAATTCTTGTCTCGCAAGGTCAAATGCGTCGTGAATAGAATTAACCGCTGACACAGCACGATCAACATTAGAAGGAGCAGAACCTGGTGTTGGATCAACAACAGAAGCATTACGCTTATCTTCCATAATTTGTGCTTCTTGTTCGGAAGCTTGGGTTTGACTCAAGGCATTCTCGTAATTTAAATGCGCATATGCAGCGTCAAGATTCCCAATATTATATTTTAAAGCGTGAGCATATAGTTCTTGTTCACTAATGTCCGTATTGTATTTTTCGCGGATAACGTCCATTTCTTTACGCAAATTCTCTTGTCTTTGCACTCGATTTTGTTCTTCAATGGCAGCTTCAACGTTGCGCAAGCGAATTTCATCTGGGTCCAAATCTTCATAATCCAAATCATCTTCATAATTTGTTTGAGGGGTTTGGGTGCCCACGCCTACTCCAAATGCATCTCCTAAAGCGGAAATGGCTGCTTGGGGATCAGCTTCTAATGCTTGTACTATTGCTTCTGCTTGAGTCAATCTCTCGCGTTCTCGGGCCAAGTCTTGCGTTTTACGTGTGTAATCGGCTTGACGTTGGTAACCACTTTGGAGTTCTTCCAAACTTACGCGCTGTTCAACGCCATCAACTTTAACGACGTATCCTTCGGGGTTTGAATTTGCTCCTGAAACATCAGGATTACTGGTTTCCAGTTCCATAGCTTCCATGTTGGAATCCTTTCGGGTATTCCTTAATTATTAAGGATGTTGTGTCCCACTATAGATTAGGTAACTCCATCCCCATTTGATTTTGCAATTGTGCCAGCAATTCGGGAGGTACCCCGCCAGTTGCTTCAAACACTTGATCTGGTATTGGGCCAGGTTCCATGTTGCCAGTCATGGAGGGAGGAGGGGCCGCGCCCTCCTCCCCCGCAGCAGCCTGTTCGGGAGCCATAGGTTGCTGCATCATGAACTTTTCAGGATTTTTGACACCAAAACCAAATTGCAAAACGTATCTAGCTAATTCGTTTGGATCAATTACAGTTCCAATCAAAGGACCCACAGCATTCATTAACGAAATTGCTTGTTGTCTACGTGCAGTTTCATTTAATGGTTGAGTGGAGCCACCTTCAACTGAAAAATCATATTCTCCAAGAATGTCGTCACGCGTGTACGCGACATAAAACTTTTCGTCATTTTTGCCTGTTATGCGCACCATTTGTGGCTGCGTCATATATTGCTGCATTAGCTGCAATATTCGACGCGCAACTTCACCAATTGAAATTTCGACTATTGCAAGTTTGTCTGATGAACGAGCATTGCCCGCATCAGCAATTATTGACGCTTCCGTAGCTGTGCGTCGTACTTCAGGCATTTGCCCACGCGCATACTCTGAAACTCCGCTAACGGTATTTATATCTTGTTCAATAATTTGAGATTGCTGGTAAATTTCTGGCGCTAAAGGAACTTGGGCAAGAGGAACAACTACTTCTGAAAGAGGTTTGTTTTCGTCAACTACAGGAACAAAACGACCATCGTCGTCTGATTCCAAAGCTTCTCTGCCTTCAGGACCAAAAGATCTTTCATGGTAAAGATATTTTCTTGCATATCGTTTACGGTGATTAACCATTTGGCTTCGAGTTTTGTTCAACTCTTCTTGTAGCGATTCGATTTGTTCCAAATCCCCCATTGGGTAAAAAATGTCAGGAACGTCATAGTTTCGCATCATTACAAACGGATGCCCAAACGCATAAGGCATGGGTGTGGGCTCTAGTAAATAATCGTCTGCTTCGTAAGCGCAGACAGATAGGGTGCGCGCTTCCAAGTCGTAATATTCGTAAAGAGTTATACGATCAACGTGGTCAGCGTAATCATCACGTTCTGTGTCGTTTTGCCAACGAATTTTTAATCCAGAATCGGCTTTGAGGTTTCTGCGTACACTTTGTTTAAAACGCTTATCGTTTTTGACCTCAGACAATGGTCGCACAATTCGTTGCGCAATCCACTTTGCATCGTCCAAACACGTAGCCTCAGGGTCCACATACATGTCGAAGGGCGAGATGCGTTCCACAAACGGCTGATCTTCAAGAATAACCATTTTTGTATTGGGAAGAGAAGCCATGATGTCGTCATCGGAGGGTAACTCGCCAGCCATAGCAGGATTCGCCATAGCGTAAGCGTCCACTTCGCTTTGAGATCGACGTAACTCTTGGTCAATTTCGTATTCACTTAACGCTTGCTCTTCTTCAACAAATTTCCAACCGACTTTAAGCCAAGCGTGTCCAATAATTAAAAAATCTTTGACACTACGCCTAAACGGCTTTCGATAATCGTAATGTCTCCAAAGATAATTGATTACTTGTTCAACAAAAATTGCGCGATCAGCATCTGTTTCTTTATTAGCTGCAACTGTGATTTTGGGATGATTAACGGCAACAGCAGGACCTATAACGTTGACTGTGGAAAACGCTAAGTTTACTGAAATGCGATCCGATTTAAGAGTACTAGTCCAACCGTCACGATCATTCCAATAGGTTTTACCTCGGTATATGTCGATTAAACGTCGCCATTTTTCGTCATATCCTTCGTCATGCCGCCAACGTTGCGCCAAACGAAGGCGGTCATGCACCTTTGAGTAGCGTTCCGACTTCGTTTCTCTTGCCATTGTTTAACCCAACTTTTAAGCCCGTTCGGGAGTGTGTCCAGCGGCACGAGCCTCGGCCAGCACTTTCTTTTCTCGTTCCCTCATAGTGAGATGTTGCTCATCTTTAGGCAACATCGCACGCATAGTCTCACCTGTGGCTATAGATACTGATTTAAGCCTAAGGCGACGCTCATAAAGTTCTTTGAGTTCTGTCATCGGAACGTCCCCCCTACGCTCCGAGACATAAACTACAAATTCTTCAAAACTCGCCCCGTCAGGGAGAATTGCCACTATCAGCTATTCCGAACGGAACCGTCAGGCTGTTTTGCTGAAGGTTCTACACGGCCATCGTGACCATGCTGGTTAGTCGGAGTTTCCCTAATGCTCATTGACGAACCTTTTTCGCCTGGATGCGCATTATTCTTACCTTCTGAAATACGAGCAGGCTGCGAGCCACCAGGACGAGCAGGCCCATTGTAAAGCTGATTTGAATTCAACTTAGGTTGTGCTCCCATTCCTGAAGCATTGTATTTATTTGGTTTGGACATTAAGACGCTCCTCTAAGAGTCCTTACGTAATTACTTATACTGTCCCACGCGACGTGTGTGAGCCAATAGTATCCGTCATTACATTATTTTTAGGTATTTGTCGATGCCACCAGTCTAATGTGAACGTGTCGTCAACATTTTGCACATATTCAGGCACAAAAGCATGTTTACGCATTTGATTGGCTAACGCAAGCGACATAACGCGGTCATCATGTGGCGAACCTGACATCTGTCCGCGGTCATTTCTTGTAAAAGTCCGTAACTCAGCAAATGTGTATTCGTCATGCAATATAAGTTCTTCATTTTTTAAAGCTTGAGCTAACTCGTCAATCATTAAAGGCTTAGAAGTACGAGTCGTCAACCACCCAAACTCTTGAGAAACCCTTTGCGTTGTCTGATTCAAGCTCCGCCGACGATACAAATTAGGGTAACCCAACTGCCGAAGCTGCGTAATGGTCGTTAAACCATGATTATTAGCCTCTACGCAACACAAAGCATTTCCATACCACAACCCAATACGGTGAACCTCTACAGCTAACTCGTCTGGTGGTATACGACCATGCCAAATAGCTACTTGTTCCCCATTTTTAGCGTCAATCACTTGGACACACGAATAATCGCCATGTCCTAACCCTTCAGCGGTGTCTACCCCAAGGACATACCCACTCCATCGTTCGGGTTTTTGCCAAACGGTCAACATCTAAACTCCAAAACATTTTTTTGAAGCTCGTGAAGATAGCCTTCTTTGCCAGGGCAAATAAAACTGCGCAAATTATCGAGAACGTCCAAATCAAACACAGGGTTTCCTGACCTAACAAACGCTTCCTCTGGAGTAGTTGGGTACTCCTGAGCGAGTTGCCACGGCAACATAGACGCAATTTTGGCTTCATACCAAGACTCATCTCGATCTTCAGAAGCAGACCACGGAAAAAACATTGGAGAAAAATTATTATTTCCCGTAGTTGCTCCCGTCCAAAGATTATGAAAGAAATTACCAGACCCGTTAGCCGTACTTAGGCCAATGATCCGCCCTCCCACGTCCGCCACAGGTTCAATTGACGCCCACGCCTCTTCAGGATTGGGGAGAAAGGCCCATTCGTCAACGACAATAAGTGTGGCCGATTCACCACGGGCAGGGTCCGACGCCGACGGCATTGAGGTAATCTGCGATCCGTTATCGAAACCCATTCGCTGTTGGTGCTCCACCAAGGACTTAGGTCCACGTTCAATCATCCAATCGGGCAGGTGCTTATACCCATACTTTGTTTTACGCAAAAGCAGCACCGACTCTCGCTCTGTCCGCGACAAATCAATAATATTTTGATCGTCTTTAAAAAACGCCAACCAAAACTGATGAGCAGCAACCAAAGTTGTCCACCCAATCTGACGGGCTTTTAACGTAAGTGAGTACCTATTATCGGCCCACTCTTGTAAAGCTTCCGTTTGAGCCTCACGTAAAGTAAACAAAACGCGCCCAAAACCAGGGTGAGCAATATGCCAATAATTTTCAAGAAAATATTTTTCACTTTTTTGACACTTCCGCCATTCCGCTTCTTGACGAAGCTCACCCAAACGACCCACTAGCAGCCCATATCCTTCCTAAGCCGCTCCCAAACAGCCCACTGGCTTTCAGTCCACGTATGTTCAATAGTATTCATTAACTGAGAACACTGAGGCCCATACCCAGGAACAAAATCAGTCCTAACTACAGGCACAGGCTTCTCATCGTTAGACCACAGCATCGTTATACCGCTGACAGCGGCAATCAGGGCTATCGCAGCAGCAGAAATCGCTGCAACAATCTTTTTGATCGCCTTCGACCAAACATCCGCCGTTTCCGCAACATCCTCGATTGTCATAACATCCCCCTACTGGCATGAATCACATACCTCTATTTCGTCAATCCCACATTCAATTGGTTCATCATCTAAAAAAGGATCGGTAAGTAAATCAGGACGCTCTCCCATTTCCTCCAATTGCATCCACATGCCATCGTCGCGCAAATCCTGAAGCTCCGTCATCGTTTCTTTGTCATTTTCTTACCCGTCTTTTTTGCGTAAGACTTAGCAGCAGCCTTACCTTTCTTCGAATAAGAAAAACTTTTTCCGCCAACCTTAGGCATCTTCAACCATCCTTAAACTACTTGCTTCGGCTTCCAACGCCGCAGCAAGTTCTTCATCACTAAATAGGGCAACGTCCCGATCATCCTCAACCGAAACCTTACGCTTCGGAGTGAACTTATCTATGTACTGCAAATACAGAGAAGCCGCTTTCACATCTCCACCAGCGGCCTGCTGCCAGAGCGCATCTATGACGCTCTGAACCCTTTCAGGGTTAATGTTTAATTCGGCAGCACGCCGATCCCATTCTTTAATGAATCGTTGGTCACGTTTAATTCGTCGTACGGAATCTTCGTGGATGTCGTTTTCTCGCGCCCAGTCGCGTTGTGTGGCTGGGGAGCGGTCTGGACCGCGGAGCAGCCACTCTAGTAATTCTTTCCAGAGTTCTGGCATTTGTTTCTGGCCTGTGTCTGGGTCTGCTACCCATCCACGGCCTCCACCGTTCTGAGCCATTTCTATCACCTCTACTTGTATGCGGTAATGTCCCATTCGGACAATAACACATATGTGGGACGAGGGGTTCTACTAGTAAAGTACTGGTACCTAGAACTCATCCCCCGCCCCCCAGGCGGGGGATGGTACTAGAACCTTAGCGCAGACAGGCACTGGAAGCAAACAGAGCCTATTGAGGCACTCGTAGCCCCGAACGATCAATAAGCCCTTCTCTTTCATAAGAAACCCTGACAACTTTTCCATTATCGTCAAAAAGAACCCAACGAGTATGGTAACTACCTGCTCCAACAGGAAAACTGCGCTGCTCAATCCTCATATTCAAATTTTAACACGATTTGGCTATGTATATCTATACATGTACACAGTCGAAGGGGGTACCCCCCGAGGGGGGAGGGGTCGCGCGGGCGGCTGCTCAGGCATTATGCGGCGCGTGAAGAGCCCAGCATCTCAATCCCAGTGCGCGCGCTACACTTGAAGCAAGGCGCCTGATGCGGACCACTGGAGAAGCTGGAAACCGATGGCTGAAAGTTGGGGGGGTTTTTTCCCCTCTTCTTCGAAGAGGGGGAAAAAACCCCCCCAAAAGAAAGGAAATCCGATGGCGAAAACCACGGTAGCTGCTTTAGCAGCAGAAGTTGAAACACTAACTGCGCAGGTAGAGGCGCTAGCGAAGCTTGTGCAGGTGAGCCTTGAAGCTCCGAAACCAGCCAAGAAGCCAGCCTCGCGTAAGCCGAAGGCTGCGGACGTGAAGCCAGCCTCCAAGCCGAACCGCAAGGAAGCCAACAAGTTGGCTCATCGGCAGTTCTTGGCCTTCTACGGGCGCGGCGAAGCTGCGAAGGCGAAGGCGGCCATCCCCGAGCGTTGGCTAGCCCAAGAGTTCTACGCTTCTCGCTTGGCTGAAATCAGCTAACGCAGGTGTGTGTGGGCGGGCGTAAGCTCGCCCTCACACTTGTGTTTATCCCATGCGGGTAGGCACAAGTGTGGGGTTACATCCCACTGTCCACAGGTGAGAGAAAGGAACACACGTGGAAAATCTAAGCAACACAGGGGAACAGGTGATGGCTCATCTCCTCGGCACACGTGCAGTCGCATGTTTGTCGGTGGTGGTTGAGTTTGACACCAACCTGAACGGGTGTGAGCAGTTGCCGTCACTCGTTAGAGATGCCGTCATGCATGAGCTTGGCGGTCAGATTAGGGCTAGCGTGTGGTTTGATGCCGATAGGGGCTTGAGCCACGAGGGTAGCCGTGACTTTGAGGATGCACAGTGCATCTTCTACGTGTAGGGAGGACTACATATGTATGAGTTACTTGGTAAGATATGCGCGGACAAGTACGAGTATGACATGCGCTTGGCTCGGTTCCAAGCGTGGGCACGTGCTCATCCGTTTGCGTATAGGACACCGAATTTGTCGGTTCCAGCGTGTATAACGTACGTTTATGCTGATCGTTATGACGTTGGCGAGTGGGAGTTGTTGAAGCTCTTGGGTTACAGCAATCCTCAGCGCAGGCTGGGTGTTGGTGAGGAGTTTGACGCTGACCTTGAGAGTGAGATTCCGCAGATCAAGGATGTGCGTGCTCGTGAGCGTTGGACTGAGCGTCACTACTCAGCTTATGCGATGACCCGTGAGCAGTACCTTAAGGCTCCTGTGGGTGTGAATCGAGGTGTTCGGTTGTGATTGTCTCATACGAGGACGTTAAGCGTGTCTATGAGCCTGTTAGTTCGGGCTTTTGTGGGCATAAGAGTCATCAGGGTACGCTTGTGCGTGCTTTCCCGTTGGAGTATTTCTGGCGTGAGGACAATCAGACGATTGTCTGCGATTGGTGTCTCCACGACGCGATAGCGTGTGGAGACAGCCCTGAGATTGAGGCATATTCGCTTGAAGAGAAGGAGACACGGGAATGTTTGGATCCCCGATAGACGATTACATCGACTGGGACGACGTGGATGAACGCGGACGTTTGACGGAAGAGAACTTCTGGCAGGCAGTCGCAGACATGTACGATGGTGAGCCGAGTATGTTCTCGGATCAAGACCCGTTTGATTTCATCTAGGCGTGTGGGGCGAGCTTCGGCTCGCCCTTACACGTGAGTTCATGCTGTAGGCGTGGATTCACGTGTGAGGTTTCCCACCGCCTCACTAGTGACCCAACACAGGTGACTGTGTTGGGTTTTTAACTGTTCATAGGTGGCTATGAGAAAGGTAGTTATGTACGACGATCTTGCGTATTTTTGTTTTGGATACGCTTTCGGGTTGAGCACAGTGATGTTTTGGTGCTGGATGGCGGCTCGTGAGCGTAAGCGTCAGGAGAGGTCTCGGCCTCGTGGGCGTGCTTATTGGGATGCCATTTTGTTAGAGGATCAGCGTAAACGAGAGACAGGAGAAAGTTATGAGTTATAACGGTTGGACAAACAGGGCCACGTGGGCGTGGCAATTACATATGAACAACGACGAGTTTCTACAGACGGAGACACGTAGACAGGTGCTTAGTGCTCTTGCGAGTGAGGGTCGGAGGAAACAGCGATATGGCTGGTGTCATCCTGCTTCTCAGGTCGCTAAGGAGGCTTTGCAGGAGGGTTTTTGGTATTGGCATGACCTGTATTCGGACGGCGAGTTTCAGTGGATGAAAAGCATCCTTCAGGATGTGGGTAACCCGTTCGACATCGACTGGGATGACATAGCGCCACACTGGTATGGCCCCGAGTGGGACTATGATTCGCAGCGTTTGTACGATCATTTTGGGTGTTGGCTATGAGAAAACCTCACCCAAATGCTGCTGAAGTTCTCATGTATACGGGCGTTAAGCATTGCCCTAATGAGGGTGTGAACGATAAATGTTATTTTATTCACACGTGTGTGGAATATACGATTGACGAAGAAGGGTACTATGTGCCCGTGGAGGAAAATTAAATGCTTGAGAAGGAAATACGTTTAGTTGAGTGGGGTGAGGGACATTTACGTCGCGTCCCTGACCTGTGGACTAAGAGAGATATCCAAGACGTAGCACGTGGAAACTATTTAGACGTGGAGACTTGGATCTCCAAGTTTGAGAGTTTCCCTGAGCGTGTGTTAGTGGGATTCAATGAGGAATCTCGCTGGCTTTCGTGGGAAGTGTGCGATTGGCTGATGGAAAATGACCTGTGGGATTACACGCAGGGGGGAAGGTACCAAGAATATGCTGATTGAAGAGGAAATATTTGGTGAAGCGCTGACACTCACGGCAGTGTGTTTGATATGCGAGAAAGTTGAGCATGTCACCGTGGGTCGGAGAGAGCTAGACCGTTACATGGGAGGAGAGTTAGTTCAAGCCGTTTGGCCTGACTTGTCTGCGGATGAGAGAGAGTTGATAATTTCGGCTAGAACTCCTACCCCGTGTTCGGTTTGTTGGGATAAATACATGCGGTGCGAGGAGGATGAATAGGGCTTTTATGTGTGAGGATCTCTTCTTTTTTAGTAATTTTTCTTCTTTTAAGAAGAAGAAAAATTACAAAAAAGAAGAAGAATGACTTTTTCTTTTTCGATAGGCGCAGGGAGGCGTCAAACAAATGCAAAACATAGAAACAAACGTAATAATCGAGGGCTACCAGATAGAAGCTTGCATAGAGGATTACGTGCAAGACGCGGGTTTGGTCTACGAGAGTAAACTTGACGACCGCATAGACAACTATCTGTCTGACGGCTGCTACCTCACGGGTGACGATGACCTCTGGGGCATTCTTGAGTACGACGTGCAAGAAGCTATAAACAGCAACTTGAGCGAGTACTTCAGTTCGTATGGTGATGGTAGCGACCGCATCCAAGAGCACGTGGAGAGCACTCTTCCCGAGTGGCTCGTCACGCAACTCGCTGAGATGCCTGAGGACGAGAACACACGTTGTGCCTTGGGTAAAGCGTTTACTAGTGCGGTAAACAAAGCCGTTGCCACTACCGACACGAACGTTGAGTGGGCTACCAAAGTTGAGGCTTTGGAGGCTCGTGTGTTTGCGTTGGAGGAAGTAATCAACTCCATGTCCAACTCATGGGCAGAAGTGAACACACGTAACCCATATACAGCTAACGCAGCGCACCAGAAATACGCTGATTCGGTAGCGAAGATCACTGAGGCGTTGAGCTAATGACCACAAACAGAAAGGAGCGAGGTACAAGTGAACATATTCGTAGTAGATGAGGACCCCATATGTGCTGCTGAAGCTTTGTGTGACAAACATGTACCTAAAATGAT